TGCCGCCGAGGGACTTGAGGTAGCGGGTGTAGTCACCGGCGTAGCGATTGTAGATGGATTGGTGGGCTGCTGAAAAACTACGACCTTCGGGAAGGACGTGAATCTGAATGCTTCGCTGGCCAAGGCAGAAAAACTTGTCAAAACGCCCGCTGGAATTCAGAAGCTGGCGTCAAAATACCAAGCCGCCTTTGGGGATGAGTTTCCCCAGCTTGTGAGGGACCTACAGCAAGGGAAGTGGGATTCCGAGAATGTGAGGCTGTATCAGTTTAGTGAACTCGCCCGGATTCAGCCGATCACGAAGTCGGAATTGCCTCAACTGTATCACCGCTTTCCGAACGGGCGGGCGGCCTACATGCTGAATAGTTTCACCCTCAAGCAGTTTGATATGGTGCGGACAGACGCCTATGCAGATATCAAGGCGGGGAAACCTGTGCTGGGGATGGGGAAACTGCTGAGGTATGGGATGATTTTGGGGCTGGCCAATGCCACGATCAATCAGATCACAGACTGGATGCTGGGTAAAGAGACCGAGGAACTGAACGCCACGACGGTAGGACTGAATGTGCTGAAGAACTTTGGCATGTCGGAGTATCAGTTGAAGAACTTCTCAGACGCACCACTGAAGACGGTGCTGAGTCTGGGTGTGCCGCCGTTCGAGATGTTTGATACCCTACTCAAGACGGGCGAACAGAAAGCAGACGGGACTCGGGATTGGCGAGCTGTACAGTACCTTCCCATCATCGGCCGCCCCCTCTACTACCACGTCTTCGGCGGCAAGGACCTCTACAACGCCAAGCAGCAGGCCAAGCGAGACAAAGAACTTCTAGGAGACGAGTAATGGGATTCCCTTCAAAAGGTAAAGCGGACTACCTCGCGCTCGGGGACTACAACGCGGTGTGCTATCAGTGCGGGAGGAAATTTAAAGCCTCGACACTCAAGCGCCACTGGCAGGGGTATTATGTATGCCCGGAACACTGGGAACCCCGCCAACCCCAAGACTTCGCCCGAGCTGTCCCGGAGAACATCACTCCTCCCTGGACCCAGCCGATGCCGGCGGACGACTTCACCAGCAATTCTTATTACAACGGACTCACTACGTACAACACGAATGATACAGTCTTGTGTGTCGGGGTCACTTACTACAGCCAGCAAGATAGTAACACTGGAAACTACCCGACGACCTCACCGACCTGGTGGGCTACTACACCGGCACCTTAAACTGGAAAGGATACATTCAATGATGGCGCAGAGACAAGAAGAACAACCTGGCGAAGCGACCAAGCAACAACAGCGGCGGCTTAGCGCTGAAGAGCGAGCTTTAATTATCGAGGAACTTAAGGAGGACTTGTGGCGTGAAGTCTATCTTCAACTTGGAAAATCCGCGTTTCGAGCGGTGGTTTATATCGTTGGGGCGGCTGTTACTTACGTCGCCTTTTGGCTCGCTTCGCACGGGGTTATCGACTTTGCAAAAGCGGGCGAGATTATGGGAAGACCAAAATGATGCTGAGCCCCCACTTCAGTCTTGCCGAACTTGTCGCAAGCTCTACAGCTGCTCGCCTTGGACTAGACAACTCGCCAAGCGAAGGGATTGTGACCTGTATGAGGACTACCGCGGAGAAGATGGAGGAAGTGCGGAGGGTGCTGGGGGGCCGCCCGATCCACATTGACAGTGGGTACAGGTGCGAAGCCCTTGAGCGGGTGCTCTGTGAGAAGGATTATCAGAAATGGTGTATCCGCCACAAGCGGGATGCGAAGACCAGCTGGCAGGATTACCTAGCAGGGAAGGCCCACCCGAAAGGATGGGCGGTGGACTTTACCTGCAGAGAGGCCGGCACTCCGTTTCAGATTGTCAGGGCCTTGAAGGACGTGATCCAGTACGACCAGCTGATCATGGAGGGAGGGTGGGTGCATATTAGTTTTGATCCGCGCATGAGGCAGAAAGTGCTGACTGCATTCTTTGGGACCGATGGTCCGAGTTATTCTGGAGGGCTTGTATAATGAGTGCTGATTGGATTAAAGGACTTGTACCTACATTAGGACAAGCACTGCTTGGACCGCTTGGAGGAGCAGCCGCCGGCTTCATTGCAGAGAAGCTGGGCCTCGGCGACAAAACAGTGGAGGCGGTGACAGACCTGCTCTCGAATCAAAAACTGTCGGCGGAACAGCTTACCCAGCTCAAGGCGGCTGAACTGGATTTCAAGAAATTCCTAGAGGAAAAGGAAATTAAACTTGAAGAGCTGACTGTGCAGGATCGGAACAGTGCTCGGACACGCGATGCGGATTATGTGAAGGCCGGCCGTACAAACATTCGAGCGGATATCCTGGCCTACGGCGCGCTTGTTGCTTTCGTTGTGTCTGGCTGGGCTCTCTTTACACAAGACATTCCGCCTGCAAATAGGGAATTGATTGTGTATTTGCTGGGAGCTCTGACAGTCATTGTTAAAGATCTGTATGGCTTTGAGTTTGGCAGTAGCAAGGGGTCACAAGATAAAACTACTGGAATGGTTCAAGTCTTACGGCAAGCTTCTGAAGACCGTTGAATTGCAGGGAGGATGGAACTGCGCGCATAAAAGGGATGCTCTGCATACATCCCTGGGATTCTGCGGGGGTCGGCAATCAGGATACGCTTTAGCCGATCCCCCAAGGTCTTCGGCATGAACTCGAATACCCGGATTGAAACTACCCGCATCAAATCCTTGATGATGAAATGGAGGTATTCTGCCTTGAGGGTTTCGGATTGCAAAGCAGAGCGCAACACCTCTCGTTCCGCCTTGAGGTCGTGAATCTGGCGCTCCAGGCTTCTCTTTTCCTTGGTCGTTGCGTTCATGGTAGCCTGATCTCCTTCATGCAGTTGGTACAGTTCTGACACCCCCGTTCCCGCGAGATGGCTTTCCACTTCCGGACTGTCCTCGGGGCCATTCCCAGGCGATAGCTTACTGTCTGGGTCGAAGGGAAAAGCTGGAAGAACTTCCAGATGCAACAGTAACCGAGGGAGGTAGTGATTAAGGACTCGGTTGGTGCGGCCGTATAATCCCCGGATTGTCCGTCCGTATTATTCATTCCCCTATCCATTTCAGCACCATCCCTTCTGGCGTGCTTTCCAACCGGATGAAGCCGGCTTGGATTGTGCCCTGCAATATGCCAGTGAAATCCCGCGCGTCAGGGAAGGCCATCTGGAGTTGCTTGTAAGCCGCCTGCATGGAGATGGACTTGTTCCGGTGGACGATCTCGATCAGGCGGTTGGCTTCGATCGCCGCCTCACTCCGCCCGACATTCGCAAACACTCTGGCCATGTCGGATTCAAGGGACAGGAGGAGGTTGTTCGCCACCCCGTAATGCTCGTGAGTGATGCACAGGCTATCCCCTTCAGAGATAGACAATATCATGGCGATCTTGTTCAGGTGGGCTTGCTTCCGGGCGAGATATCCCTTGTGCCAGTCGGGCAATTCATGCTTGTATTGATGGACCCAGAGTTCCTCGTACCATTTCTCCTCCCAGTCCTCCGCCGCCTTGGTGAAGGAGAACTCCCCCACAAGGTTCATCGAGATATGCTCCAGGTCGTGGATCAAGTCCTCTCTCAGCTTGGCGATGTTTTTGGGGACAGCGTTCTTCGGGCGGACTACTAGGTTCTCCTTGTGCTCCGCGAAAACGTAGATAGTCCGGGAGGTCAGGCCGCCGGCGGTAGCCAAGCTTGACATGTTCGTCGTGATCCAGCTGGGGGTAGTGCAGGCCAGCATGTTTATCCAGGGTGCCTCTACAATATCATTCCCCGACATCTTGGTCTGCTTCTCATAGCTCGGCCGCCCGTCCCACAGGGTGATGAACAGGTTCACCATGTCCTGGTCGGCCAGATTCATCATGTTGCCGAACTCACTGGCGAGGAGGGTGATGGGTGACATGGGATGATAGACCCCGTCATACTCGAACTGCTCACAGCTTCCTGCAAAGGCGGTGACCAAGCTCTGCCAAGTTACATTGTCCGGGCCGAATTTGATTCCGGGAACTTGCTTGAGAAGGTCCATCGCCAAGTCGGCGGTGGTGGACTTGCTCACAATCCCTGGATCGGCGACGAAGACAGTGTAGAAGGAGGCGTACCACTTGAAGCGGATCTGGTCGATCCAGACCTTTCGGCGGAGCGCACCTCCGATCGTGGTGATGGCGGCGAAGGTGTGCATGATGCGGGGAGCCTCCGTGCCTGAAGTATACTGGATGTAGGAGGAAAGCCAATTGTCAAGCCGCCGTGTCACTCAACGTCCCCCCAGGAAAGGTCGCTGACCTTAATCCCGACCGGGATGATGAGGGGTTCGGCGTAGGGGATGATGATCGAGGCCTGCTGTTTCATCTGGGGGAGGAGGGCGGCTTTGCGGTGGGTAGGGAACTGCCCGGCTAGGCTGTCATGCACTTGCAGAAGGACCTGGACCTCCGGCAGGTTGTCGTGGAAGTTCTTCCAGGCCCGATTGATCACACCGCCGACGGTAGACTGGGGAATCCAGGCTACACACTTGGGGTAGAGTTGTTCATTGATCCGGTCGAAGATATGCCAGCGATACCCAAATTTATTCTCGACGAAGCGGTTACGATTGACCTGTTCAATGACCCTGCTGTGCCAGGTGAGGATGCCTGGGTGAGCCTCGAACCAGCGCTTCTGGGACCGCTCGATCTCATGAACAGTGCGGCCAGTGTGGGCGGCGACGGTCCTGGCCTTGCCAAGGTAGTTCGTCGCATGGCAGAAGACTTTGGCGAATTCCCGTTTATGCTTGCGAGGTCCGCGATGGTCCCAATAGCGTGGATGGGTCTCTACCAGCTCTTCTAGTGGAGGCGGGTCCTGCCCGTCAAGACTGTATACATTGAGCAGGTGAATATCAGCGCCCATCCGCATCGCGGTCTTGAGCATCTCGTCCTCACTCTCCCACACGACTACCTGAAGGTCAGCTCGATCCAAGTCCATGTCGAAGAAAGTGAAGCCAGGATCAGGACCGTACATACTACGGATGTTAGGTAGGCTAAAATCCAATGAACCCCGAGCAGCCGCCTTGCCAGACGACTTGGATTTCTCGGAGGGAATGGTCTGAAGATTACCACCAGATCCGAAAGCGTTTTCAGAACTAGACAGACGATAAGAATAAGGGGCTGATTTTCCACCGGCATCTCCTGCAATGTTAAAGGAACATCTCATGCGACCATCCGTATCCAGCCGCATCATCACGAAATCCTTGAGGAACTTGCCCAGGGTGCGTAGGTCCGCGATGGCATTGCAGACCGGCTTGAGCAAGGGTTCCCGCCGAGCGATCTCGGTTAGGGCCTCATCATCACAGGTCGGGCGCATCTCATAGCCGAATGGGGTTTGAGCACGCTTCTTCACGGGCTTCTGGGCCAAGTCGCCGTAGAATAGTTCGATCATCTGCTTGGGGGAGGCGATGTTTAGGGAGAAGCCGAGTACATCGAAGAGGAACTTCTCGCGGGCGGCGATTGCATCTTGAATGAGCATGGCCATCTCGGCCTTGGCGGAAGGAATAACCCGCACTCCGATCTGCATGGCTCGGAGAACCGGCCAGAAGAGGGACTGCTGGAACGCCTCGACTTCTTGCATGTTGAAGGTGGATATAACCTTGGCCAGGGTTTCCCCGGCACCGCGGGTATAGATGCAGTCCTGCCCGTTGTAAGACCAGAGCTGATCCTCGCCGAGAGTAGCCGACCAGGTCTTCCCCTCATCCTTCCAGTAGACATACCAGTCACAGTACATCGAAGCGATGAAGGAGAGGCCCTTGGGGAGGGCGGCGAAGAGGGAATGCTGGGAAATCATGGTGTCCTGAGCGCCCCGTGGTACAAAGTGCCAATGGCGCCAGATGTATTGGGCGTCGTAGAGGCCGTTCTGCCAGCGGACCTTCACCTTGGCGGCGGTACAGAGTTTGTAGATACGCCAGACGAGTTGGGCTTCCTCTTCGACAGTCCAGTATCCGTCCGGGTTTTCCAGGCACATCAGGGGGATTACAAGCGCTTCCGTAGAGGACCAGGACAGGCCGATACAAGCGATGTGACCTGCGCGAGTTTCAATGTCCAAGTCGACCCAGAGTTCCTCTTGGGCAACGCGGCTGATCAGGCTGTCCAGGACAGTCCGGGCTGCCTCAAAGGAGGGGCGGATAATGAAGTTCCAGTCAGGCTTGGAGTAGACCGGACTAGCCGCCTGCCCTTTCGCCCGCTTCAGGTCCTGCACTGCAAGGGCACGGGTCGACCAGTCCTTCATGATCGTGGCCGGGTGGAAGGTGGGGATGACCTTGATCGGGCGGCCAGACATTTCCAGCATCGACCCCCTCCACTTTAGTATCCCCCACTCCCCCGTCAATGCCCACATTGGGGCATTGCCCAGGGCGATGATCAGATTTGGCTTGACTAGGTCGATCTCTCGCAGAAGGGCGTCGTAGCCTGCCTTGAGTTCCGGGAGGACATACTTGCCTTGGAGGAGGACATGCCCGGCTGTGATGTCCTTCTTCTTCACTGCGATCAGGTTCGCAATATCCCGCCGCGGCGGCAGCGCATTGTACAGGTTAGTCAGATAGCACTCTGTCCGCATGATCCCAGCTTCATGAAGCATCTTGTCCAGTTCCGCTCCCGTTCCTCCTAGAAAGGGCTCCCCTCGCATATCCTCTATATCATTATAGCACTCCCCGACAATCATAATCTTCGCCGGAGCCGGTCCCATCCCCATTCGCAGCAACATGATTCACATCCCCCGCCGTTGCTGGAGGTCTTGCATCTGGCGCTGGGTGTTTGCTACGCACAACTCCATCCATCTAGTATGAGAGATCAGGTTATTAATCAGGGTAGTCAAGGTCGGGTTGACTGGATTCAAGGCCATGTAGGATTGAAGGTTTATTATTGATGGATGGTCAGGATTGGGCATGATTATCTCCAGTGTACAAGCGGCGTGGTAGGACAGGAAAGGCACTAAAGGCGTCTGCAGTAGGGAAAGGTTTAGCCGCCGTGCATTTAGCCGAGCTCCTCGATTCTTTTGGCGGCAATGCCGTATGCGGCTGGGTCGATCTCCAGTCCCGTCGCGAAAAGCTTGAGCGCATGGGCGGCCGGGAAGATCGGGCCGGAGCCACAGCTGAAATCGAGGACTGACATCCCCGGCAGGGCAGAGCGTTCAAGCAGGTCCTGGAACAGGGCAACTGGTTTCTGGGCGTTGTG